TGCTTTCATGATACCTCCCATAAAAATAACCGCCTGTGACAGCGGTTTTTTGGTATTAGAGCTTAGAGCGTAAAAGCTGCTCCATCACATCATTGGTAGAAGTCAAATTATTTACTTCCACGGAGCTATTTTCCTTGATTACCTGATAAATTTGGTAATACAACTGATTCGCTTGCTTGCGATATTCGTGGCTCATCGTCACATAAGGCGAAGTCGCCGGAGAACCGTTCGCCTTTTTCATCAGGTAGCCGTATTCGGAAATTGCTTCTTCGCAGTGAATCAATCTTGCACAAGTCATGGAGAAATGTTCGAGAATTTCCTGTAGAACCAGATGCTCGCAGCCGTATTTCTTCAGCCATTCCCATGTTTCGTTATAGATTTCTTCTGCATACAGCACGGAGCCGTCTTTTTGTTTCGATTTCATGTATTCACGAACCGGCGGCATATCTTCGCCTTGCAGCTCCGAAGCCTGACTATCCAACGAAACCACAGTCAGCGGTCTGCCGCCGGGATTTCCGGATTCGATTTTTTCTGTAATTGCCTTGGGCTTCCGACCTGCACCGACTCGGAATCCACCACGGTTTGTACCGTCTTTTGCCATTGGCTTCACCTCATTTGATAAAATAATTTTTTGGCGTTTGATTTCGCAAAGTTGCACACGAAGGGCAGCACCGGTATTCATGGAATGTACACAAAGGATTCATATACCCCCTCCCGTCAACGAAAAGGGCATCACAACACAGAACCGCAGTGGATGCCATGCGGTTCATTCACAATTTAGTAATGATAGACCGGATGCGTGTCTTCCAGACCGGTCTTCTTGTCGTGACAGGGCTTGCAAAGGGCTTGGAAGTTGTTCTCGTTCCAGAGTAGTGCAGGGTCACCACGGTGCGGAACGATGTGGTCTACTACGGTCGCTTGCACGTAACGTCCCTTGGCAAGGCACTTGACGCACAGCGGATGCTTGCGGAGATAAGCGGCTCGAACCTTACGCCAACGAGAGTTGTAGCCACGTTTTGCCGGAGCGGGACGTTCCGGATGCAATGGTTTGTGCTTGTCGCAGTAATTCTTTCCGACATCGACTAGGGCAGGGCAGCCGGGATGTTTACAGGGTGTTTTCGGTTTTTGTGGCATACGCTGCACCTCCTTATGGGCATAAGAAAAGCCTTCACGGAATTGCTCCCACGAAGGCTTGTTTTTATCCTGTTTTCCTAGTATACAGTATAGCAACATTAAGGGGGTGAATTAAAGATGAAATGGGGGTGAAATGGGGTGAAATCTTTCAAAGTTTTTTAGTGCTGCTGCATGGATTTGCTGTACCCGGCGTTTTGAATAGTGCATTTCAGCAGCAATCCTTGACATACGCATAAACATCAAATACCGATACCTCAGTACACATTGTTCTTTTTCGGAATCCAGCAAATCAATCTGTGCATCTATCGTGACTTTCAGCTCCTCAAGTTTCTGTTTTTCCACGGAGATTTCTTTCTCAAGGGCATCGATTTTACTGAGATAATGTACAAATGGTGCATCGGTAGAATGCGTTCCCTGCACTTTTTCCCCAAACTGCGGAGAAGATATACTTGATGCTAAGTCCTTGTAGCTTTCAAGTTTTCTAACATCAGATACGATTTTTTTGTGCAGCTCGTCCGGCATACTCAAATATTCCTGTGTTGTCATTTTGACCTTGTCTCCTCACGCAGTTTGTCAATCAATAAATCTCCATCAAGATTTGTAAGAAGCATATACCACCCTGAGCGAAAGAAGCGTTCATACTCCATAGCTTCCGACAGTGCTTTTCTGTTGTTGGGATTCTTTCTGTTCAAATTGAGGGTTGACCGATAGTCATGCACAGCCTGTAAGACGATAGCCTTTGCCAGTTCTGTGTAGCTGTCTTCCTGTCTTGCAGGAGCAGCTGGTGTTTTGTATGAATACATCTCGCACCTCCAAAAAAATAAATTTTTCGCATTGGAGCGGAGAAGCATCGAAGCATCTATCTCAACTTACATGAAGCATTGTTTTCATGATTCATTGCGGAGTGCCGTCCAAGACAGCACGCACCTCGGAAA